AAAACCTGTCTGTGTTGTCGTTGCGGCGATGCGCTGGGCGCGGCTCTGCTTCCCTGAATCCTGCGGAAGCGCCCCCATGCCCTCCACCTCTTCGGTGATCTTCTCGGCAACGTCCTGAACCGAATTGGAGGGGTCGTCTTGGGCAATGCGGATGACCTCGTTGATGCGGCGCCGGGTCGCGTCGGTGATGCCGGTCGCCTGGGCATTCAGTTGCCGCTGGGCATTTTGCACAAGCGGGTCCTGTGGGTTGAACGCACCCTCGGCCTCGAACTCATCCATCCGGCGCAAGCCCACCTCGAATCCCTGCTGGATGACCTCGGGCACCTCCTGGTCGAACCGTTCCTGCAAGCGGCGCCGCAGGCTGTCTTCGTTTAGGATCTCCGTAGCGGTAAGCAGACGAGACCCCGACTCGGGACGGCCAGGGAGCGCAAAGTTGCCATCCTCTAGTGCCTGCCGAATCTCCTCGGCCGTCACGCCAAACACTGCGGCCACCGCCTGCGCTACCTCATCTTCGATTGACTGCTTCTCTTCATCGACCTCCTCCGCTTCACTCTGCCGAATGACCTCCCGCTGGCGGGGCGTGAGCCTGCTCCACACCCCTGCCCGCTTTGCGCGGACGTATCCGCCCAACCACAGCAGCCCAGCTTTGTCAAGCCGCCTGCGCTCGCTACGCGAGGCGGCTACAGAAAATCCCCGACGTCGGCATCAGGGTCACTCGCGCTTTGTCCTGCGAGAAGCGCACCGCTGCCGAGCGGGCGTTGCCCCTGCGGAGCGGTCGGCTCGTCGGCCACCTCGTTGTCGAAGGGCTCCTTCCCGTCCCGCTCGCGGATCTCGTTGCGCGTCCGCAGCCCCGACTCGACCAGGATGCGATCCGTCTCCGCTTGGTCACGGCGGCTGGTCGGCGTCACGTCAGGAGCCATCACCCGCAAGGTGCCCTCCGGCTCAAAGGCTTGCTCTAGGCCCATCGTGAGCTGCTGCGCCGCCTCGTCAAGCAGGGGCTGTACCGTCCCCCGCATGAACTCTTTGCGGGCCTCCTCAGACTCGGCGCGATTGGAGTCCATGTCCAAGAGTGCTTGCGGCACGCCGGTCACGCGGAAGATCACCGTCTGGTCTAGGCCCTGCGATTCGAGCATCTGGAAGGATTCGGGGTCGATGCTCACGTCCTCCAACTCCATCCCGTGGTCGAACACCGGCACGCCCTTCTGCCGCCCCTGGCGGGCAAAGAACTTCTGCTTGAGGCGCTGCCCGTACTCCTCCTTTTGGCTCCGCTGCAAGTTCTCGTCGGTCGAGAGGTACACCAGCGGCGGCCGCCCCTGCTCAAAGGTCTGCCGCCTGTACTCCGACGCAAACTTGTCGCCCGCCACTTCTGAGGCGAGCGCCTCCAGCAACGATTGCGTCTCGTATGGGCTGTGCGGGTCGGTGCGCTTTAGCTCCATGATGTCACGCGGGTCCAGCCGGATGTCTCGGCCGTCGTCCCGCTCGTAGATGTACCCGTCCACGCCGCCTTCTCTGGAGGCGAGGGGCTGCACGTACCCGAACTCAGGGTAAATCTCATATAAACGTGTGGGAATGCCCCGGTTGTCATCCCAGACGAGTTGCGGGGCGCGGCCCTGAAGGTCCCGGGCCAGGGATACCCACTTCCAGTACTATTGGTCCGCGACCTGAATGTTAGCGCGGGTGCTGGAACTAAAATCAAACATACCGGAGAACAGTCAGCGTCAGAAAGATCGTTGTGCCGACCACGTAGACCACAAGGTGCCCGAGGTTGTGGCGGCCGGTGTCCAGGTCCTCCACGCGGATACGCAGCGTGAGGTCGGCGGCCGCCACGAGCGGGTACACGAGAAGCCAGAGCAGCAAATGAGTCATACGATCACCATGCTTGGCGAAGAGTCTTGAAGCATCAGTTCCGTCAGCGCCCACACGAGCGCGTCGCAGTTGTGGACGAGCACGCCGTTAGCAAAGTATTCGTGGGCATCGGCAACAGTGAGATTGTACACATCAGCTCTCTGCCTTTCGTGTAACCCACGCACACTCACGGGAGCAGTGCTCTGTGTCCCGGCTTCGCCTAACCGTGAATGACTCCCCACACGCTTTGCATTCCCTCTCCTCATAGTCGGTGCGATTGTCTTCCCACCATCGAGAACGGCATAGCTTTGAGCAAAACCGCTCGTTGCCATGCCGGGAAAGCGTCTCGTATTTTTCGCCGCAATACTCGCATTCAAGGGTTCTCGGCTCCCTATCCTCCCACGTTTTTTTGCCGTGTTCGCTGTGCCATTTTCGCCCCTCTTCACTGGAATGCCACTCTGCAGCGAGAGGGCGTATCTCATTAAGGTGCTCCTCCATCCCCTCCCACCGTAACTCTGCTTCGTGCTCCTCTGCGTGCTCCTTCCACGTGACACACTCAAGGTTTTCTGGGTTGTTATTGAAGGGGTCCTTGTCTTTGTGGTGGATAAGGTGCCCTTCAGGGACTTCTTGCTCGTTGTCGTCTTTCCATATTTCGCGGTGCAATGCCTCTTTATCGCTTTTCCCCCCAGCAGCGGGCCAGTAGTACACACGGTGTGGTCGCTGATCGGAGTCTGGTTGGCGTCTGTATGTAGTGCCCTTGTACTCAACTTCGACTGGCGGTTGCTTGTCGGCCATCTGCCTGTTGCGTGGTAATGATTGATGCACTCATTTACAGAATACAATTTAACATTCCACCGCAAAGCATCCAAATTTAAAAACCCACAATCCAGTGAATAAACAGGGTGGTCAGAAGTACCAACAAGCGACCGCCCGTTCGACAACTCAGCCTCCACAACTCTACGCTCTTCTCCTGTCTTCGCTGAAGCCAGAACTGGCTTGAAGCCTTTCCGCGTCAGGACCATTTCCCCTGCCTCAATGTGCTCTATTGGTTTTTCGCCTTGTGCAGTTTGGACCATTGTGCCAGCCACAAGGCACCTATCGGGCGACTCATCGCTTTCGTCAGGGTCCCAAGTGGTCATCTGCGTTTCCAGTTCGTCATGCCGCCCCACATGGCTCACCTTCCCCTGCTCGTAGAGCGCGGCCACCGGCTCGGCCCGTTGCTGCTTGCCCCGGCTGGCGCTTATGACCTCCACGGGCAGGTTGCGGTCGGCCGTGCGAAGCGTCGATTCCACCATATCCCCGCCGAAATTTCTTTCTGCTACTACCCTATCGGCTTGCAGGTCGTTGTAGACGTTCACAACCGCGTCGGCCCAGGCGTTGGGGCTGCCCTTCATCGAGGCGTCCCGCAGCACGTAAGCCCGCTCGCCTGCCTTGCCCACGGCGACGATGCCCACCTCGTCAGGGCCGCCGCCTGCCGGGTCCACGCCGACCACGATGCGGTCGAGCGATTCGGGCGCTTCCTCTCGGCCGATGTCGTCCCACGACCAGAGGGCGCCCTGCGACTCGACAAACTCGCCGCCCAGCTCCTGCCGCCTGAACTTTTCGGTGTACTGCTCCTCAAGACTCTTAATGTAGTCGTCCGGCAGGTGCGGGTTGTCCGAGGTCGAGGCGCGGACCGTGTCGTGCTCGTCGCCAGGATCAGCCACGAAGCGGTCGTACACCCAGTTGTGACCTTTCGGCGTCGTGGTGAGCCATGCCCGCCCAGGGTCAAGCCGCAGGCGGCCGAGCAGGATGTCCCACGTCTCCTCGTCAATCAGCGCCGCCTCGTCTACCCACGTCCAGCCCAAGTTCATCCCCCGCAGCCGTTCGGGCTTGTCGGCAGACCGAAATAAAATCCGGTTCCCGTTCGCCATGTCGGCGTACAAATCCGCTTTGTTGAGCGTGTCGATCCCGTCCTCAGCCAGATCGCGGAAGGTCGGCAAGACGACATCTTTGAGCATGGGGTATGTCGGCGCCACAATCGCGCCCCGTTCGGCCTGTTGGCAGGCCACGAGAGACGCCAGAACGCCCGCATACGTCTTGCCACTCCCTACCCCTGCCACGAACGCCCTGTACCTCGCAGGCGAGCGCAGGAAGTCGTATTGAGGGCCGGTGGCGGTAATCTCAATCATCGGCCGGTGGATGTATCTGCACCATGAAGCCGCCGCT